CTCCTGCTGATACACGATACTCATCTAGATTATGTATGCAGAAGTATTCTTTAGTGGTCTGTGGAAGCAACTCCTCCTCTCCGCTTACATCTTTATATATAAACAGAGACTCTATTAACTGATTGGCAACACCATCCGAAGCAATCCCAACAACGAATTCATTTTGGGTAAAAATCTCATCAAGCATGCCTGTGCCTGTTGATGTGATTGTATCTGTATAAATCTGTGTCCATAGACCGGATTTATCTGGATCCTCGAGGTGGAGAGTAACTTTAAACTCTGAGTTACTAGCAGTAGCTTCAATATTTATCCTGTACCATCTGTTCAGTAGCGCCGCAGGCAAAGAATCATCCTGAATGATTCCTGTATAGGATCTAAACCTTACAACTTCAGAGGAGTCTTTTCTTATGCCTAGTGCAAAAGCAGGCAGATTAGTATCAACTGCTTCTTTGCTAGTATAAATACCAAATGGTTTAACTGAATAGTCAGGCTTATCGGCTCCATTCCATCCTATTGATGTTATCTTGAAATATGCCTGAACACCAAAGAATGTCTCGGTTGTTTCTATTAATTCGTAGGCAGCAGAATCTCCTGCATGTCTAACCTCAAGAACACCACTTTGACCATTTGGAGTATAAGTATCAACGGTATCTAACCTTATAGTATTAGAGTCCACATTGATGTCTATACTGCTATCAAATGTCCTTAGTAACAAAGGAGTCTTTTGAGTTACAACTACCGCAGTTGAGCCTGAGTTTGTTATCCTAAAGCTCTTAGCATTTATAGAGGGCAACTCACCTGCATTTGTTTGACGAAAAACACCAAACTTTGAAGGCCTAGTATTTACAAGTAAATGATTGTCGTTGACTGCAACAAGAGGATTTAGCTCTTCAGAGCTAATCTTTCTCTGAGTCAAACCCGATTGCTGAATCGTTTTCACTTACTTATCCTTCAGCTTCTTATAGGTGGCAACAACCATGTATACTGCCGTAAAAGTGGCAGCAGCAGATGCAGCCACTAAATGGTAATCAGCTAGTCCAATAGATGCAAGAAACCCTACAATTCCTACTGTACCTTGATTATCCATTTTTCTTCTTCTCCTTAGATCCTTTAGGCTTGGGTTCATCCTCCTCGGTTGTAGGATCTGAAACCTCGACTTCATCAACTTCAATTAAATCTTTAGGGTTATCCGAAGATTCGGAACTTCCAGTTTCTAGCTCCTTTATCTCCTCCGCCACATACGAAGCATTTGGGTTTTTCTCCGGCTCTTGTTTTACCGTCCCGAACGACCTGTAAGCTATCGCTTCGTCCGTCAGTTTTTTTTTGTACCAATCCCAATCTGAATCAGAAAGTTTTGTTACACCTTTATGCTTTAGCAGCTCTTCTCCTTTATCCTTAGGAACATCAGCTAGTCCAACCCATGTGGATCCAATTAATGCAGGGATAAAGTTCTTAAATCCATCGTAATCTTTATTAGCGTTCTCAAATAGTAATTTCATAATCGTTTTATAGAAAGACGGGAGGCGCCGCTAGATGCAGTGCCTCCCGTCGGCATATGAGTGATATGTGGATGTGGAAGGCTTTCTAAAGATCAGAAAGTATGCTTAGTTCCACCAAGAGTGAACTCAACCTGATCATTCATATTCTCGATGATCAAGTGACGATGAGGACGATCCATCATCGTAGTCCATTTGGTTGAACGAAGATTAAAGGTTCTCTTCACGGAATCCATACGGCAGCTGTACAAGCGATCAACTTCAGGATGAGGCTGAGTGCGAGTAACGCTGTTAGTTCCTGCAATACCAATTTTAACATCACTCCAATCGACAAGCCAAAGCATGCGATGTGTGTTGGTGAAGTTTGTGGCATCATCTCCTGAGAAGACATCGTCTCCTGAGCGAGTTCCATCAAGAAGGTACTTTTGACCTGATCCAACATTCAACAAATCATCGAACATAGGATCATGGAATACTGCAAGCTGTACTCCAACATCAGGAATATCGTAAACATTGTAGTTAAACAGAATAATTCCGTTATGCTCAATGGTTTGATTGATGTTAGCGTTACGCTGAGTTTCCCAGCCGTAGCGAAGTTTGTAGTAGCTATTGAAAGCTTCGAAGATTTTAACAGCAGTTAAACGATCAGTCATTACATCGATAACAGAAACGGTGTCTCCGTCCTGCTCACGATTTCTTTTCAAGAAGTAAAGATCGGAGAATAAGTTATCAAGATCGAGGGCATTTCCACCGTTGTCTTTGATACGTCCACCTTCACGAAGAAGAGATTTAATACCAAGAGCGTTACATTTATATTCCAAGGTGCAGTTAGTATCCTCAGGATCAGTAACTGCTGGAAGCTGCATGTAAGTTTCAGGTTTTTGTGCGTCGTTAAGTGCTTGGTTATACCAAACTGCTCTGTTCCATTGGTCTTGGCTGATCTTGGAAGCAATTTTGTTTTGCTCTGCAAGAGGCTGATATTCCATGGAAGAAAGGTAAGGATTAACTTTACCTGACATGATTGCCTCAAGAGTTTTCTTGTAGGAATCATTAACCTCACGAGACTCACGAGTAGTTTGAAGCCAATTGACAAGCAAACGAACGCTAAGATCGGTTGGTTGGTTTCTGCACCAGTGCTCGTAGTCATTAATGTTATTGGCAATGGTTTGAAGGATACCAGCAGTTGGCTTGTACTTAGCTTGCTCACCAGCAGGCAATGTAGAGAATAATGCAGAAGCAGGAACATCTTTACCCATTGGGCGGAGAATAACTTCAGCTTTTGCAATACTTCCTGTTGCACCTGAGTTAGCAGCATCAGCATTTGCTGATCCGCAGATCATAAATTGCACTTCAACAACTGCTCCAGCAGATGTCCAGTGGTTCACAATAACATAACCACCAGGTAAGAAGTAACGCTCGATGTTGCTTAAAGGAGTAACCCAATCAGAACCGCCCAAGTTTACGGTAACCTTAAAGTCTCCATCTTTATTTACATATGAAGGATCGTATGGATCACCTGCAATAGCATCTACTCCAGACTCAATAGCAAAGTAGTTTGCGTTGATAACTGAACGCTGTCTGCGTTGTACATAAGGTAGGATAATAGACTGCTCAGCAATATTTTGCTTATTGATGAGTGGCTTAATGTTCTGAACAGAACTTGTAAGTAAAGTCGTAAGTCCACGTTCTTCTACCCCAAGAGTTTTAGCTTCAGCTGCGGAAGCAATAACTCTGGCTAAATCAATTTCCTTGTTTCCAAGAGCCTCGAACTCGCCTGGAGTAAGCCCTTTAATGTGGGCTTTAGTCAAAGTGCAGCCTGTTGAGCTATCCACTTTGATTATGCGTGGAAGGGCATCGTAACCCGAACCCTGTGACCCAGGGATAAGGGAACTTGCACCTGAAGCCGATGGTTGGCTCATGTGCGAGTTTTGATAACCCGATGTAGTAAATTGTCCTGTATTAGATATTTCGTTAGCCATAATTGAATTGTAACTTGGTTTATTAGGTTACAATTACAATAGGCTTAGAAATTTAGCTTTTCTAGAATTACTCGAAATTAACTTATATTTTACAATTTAAGCTAGAAATAGCTTATATAATTGAAAACGAAAAGGTCAGTCTACAATCCCAAAAGGGATAGTATTTTATTATCTTTCCCCTCACCATTAGAGGATTGCACAGCAGGCCCAGGTCTTGGTGATGGTGATATTGCCTTAGGCTGTTGAACTACAGGCTCTTCTTTTCTCTGTGTGATTGGAGATAATTGCCTTTTAAAGCCCTGCTGCTCTAGTGAATCAAGTGTCTGCTTAATTTGATTAGTTATAGCAGACTGACACCTTTGAGCTAAAATATTCATCAAATCGTCATCTGAAAAAGTATAATAATTGTCCCGCTCATTTTGAGGGACTCTCTCCATTCTTTCGCGTCTGATAAATGTCTTACCATTTCGCTTTGTCTTACCTGAGTTTATAAATGCTGTCTGCTCACCATCTATCCACTTAGACAATTGCGCATGTACACCATTATTAGGGTCATAATCAGCAAGATCATTAGATATATCATAAAACGCGTCTACTAGGGAGTAGGCATCACCTAACACCTTATCAACAATCTGTGCTTCCACTTTGTATTTACTTACAAAGTCTTTATCATTTTTAAACCCTTCCAAAATTTCCTTAGGTATGGATTTGTTGATAATCGACTTCTTTGCCTGCTTTTGCATTTTTGCTCGAGGCTCATTACGAACTTTTTGTAGTTCCTTTTTCTGCTGCTCAAGTTCGGGCATTACTTTATTTAAAGCATTCTGTTCTGCCTCGTTCTTAATTTTCGCTTCCCTTACCTTGCTATAATCAAATGCAGGGCGGCTTCTTGCTAGAAATTGCCTATAAGATTCATCTTCTGTTAGATCAATCTCAGGATCATCTTTAAGCTTATCCTCGATAAACTTTTTATGATCCTTAAAAAACTTTAAGTATTGGCTATCTTTTCCTGCATAACCATCTACATTTTGTGAAGCCCATCTTGCAAGCTCGTACCTTTCCTTCTCATCTTGAGTCAAAAAGGATGTGTCCTCTTTCCGGGGAGGTGGAGGTTGTGGAATCTTACTTTTCGGCACTGATGGCTCAAAGTCAGGGTCTACAATTTTCTTTTTACGAGCTACGCGCTTTTTAGGTTTTACCTCCTCTTGCTTAGCTTCTTCTTGTACAGGTTGCTCCTCAGCCTGCTCTTCACCTACATCCCCCTGCTCGATTTCATGTAAGGCAGATTGCAAGCTTGAAGGTGGAGTGAACTCCTCTTCTTCCTCCTCTTCCTTAGGATCTTCATCCACTGCCTTAAATAAAGCATCAAAAATAGGATTGGAATTTTCTTCCTTAGAAGCTTCAGCCTGCTCAGCCTGTGGCTCCTCTTGCGTTACTTCTGCATCCTCAACGATTTCTTTTTCTTCTTCGCTCATAAATTATTGCTGTGGGATTGGTTGTCCCTGTGGAGGTGGTGCTCCTGCTGCCTGTGCTGCTTGCCCAGGAGGAAGGGCTTGCTGTGGTGGCTGCCCTCCCCCCTGCTGTGGAACTTGTGGAGCACCTCCAGCTCCTTGTTGTCCACCTTGGGCTTGTTGCATAAGCATCATAAGCATTTGTTCGAACTGTGGCATTTTTTGCTTAAGTGCAGCAAGGAACTGCTCATCTTCCATATTGATGTCATCGACTGTATCTTGCTCGTCCATTTCGAGATTCAAGTCGTAACCTGCACCGCTCATGCGAAATATCTCATTTATAATTCCAAATATACGCTCTTTTCCTAAAGCCTCTGCTACAGGTTTGAGTCCCATAATTTGACTAAATAGTTGCGTCAAAGTCTGTGCTGACTGAACATCTCTTGACCTTTCTGCTCCATCTCTTGAACTGAATAAGTATTCGTGAATCAAGTTTGTTGGACTACCTATGATATTTCTACCTTTTGGATTCTCATCCTGATCACCTGTGTCTTCTATCTCTAGACCTGCGTCGGTGATTGTTTTTAAAGAGAACCTTTGTTTAATGGGTACATTAAATTCTGTGGTGGAGCAGGTTACTAGATGTTCGTATATCATCTTTTTAGCTGCAGCGCGCATCTCGTCTATCCCCTCAGAAATAAACGAATAAATCGTGTTGGTTGAGTTAGCTATTTCACTAACTTCAGTCGCAGAGATTTCACGCTGAGCAGCCTGTCCTAGCTCCTGTGGTGAAAGTATCATCATTCTTTCCACAAGGTTTAGTAATTGGAACAAGGAATTTAATGACATACTAATTCCCTGTGCTAACTCCCTGGAAACATCTACGACATTGATGATATTTTTAGTATCTATCCCCAAATCAGCAGCCTTTGCTCCAGAGTAAAACATAGCTTTGGGCTTCTGATAGAATGTATCTTCTGCCAATGAATCCATAAGATACTCTTTAACATCATCATCAAGTGCATCCTGATCGATTGTAAGCAATTTAAACATACTTACCTTCATGTGATGCAACATAGAATAAACTATGTTATTCATCTGATCTTGATACGGCATTAAATCATGCGCAAAAGAACAATTAGCCATACGGTCATCATTCTGATTAATGCCCCCGTAAATAGCTGGAATTGATGGCATCCACTCTCCGTAGATAATTGTCTCATCAGATGCCACAACAAGCTTCAACCAGCAGTCAAAAGGATAGTCACCTAGCCCCTCAGCCTTCGGATTAAGCTTCATGTAAATAGTAGACAGGAACATTGCCTTATCTTCGTCCTCGCCTGCGTACAATCCCTTCTGTGAAGTTCTTTCGTTTTGGAAAGGAAACCAGTCAGTTTTCTTGGGAAATGCTAATACTGATCCATCAAAGTAATAATCGAAGAAATCCTTATATGCATTTACTAATCCATGGAGTGAGTTGGTGTACTCAATTTCATTAAGATTCCAAAATGCAGGATTATCTCTGACCGTTGAATACCTGACTATATCCCAGTATCCAATCCAAGATGGGCCGAGATTTGTATTAATAGCAGAAATAGGTGCTGAGTTGTCGTAGAATGTTCTCGTTGGGTGAGGAGCAATGAAATGTATTCCTTCTTTCTCGGCAAAGCTTTCCATATCTCCATCTTCTCCTTTTCTCCAATGAACCTCCCGAGTCCAAGGCTCCGATGGAAACAATATGGAAAAACCATACATAAACATAGATCTGATTGCCTGCTCGAATGTATGACGATATCCGAATTGCTCGGTCATCATTTCCACGCGTTGCGACAATACTTCTGCCCGAACCTTAGAAGGAATATCAGTACCTCTAGACTCAAACTTAAAGTAAGGAAATAGATTACTGAACCTAGATGTCTGAGCAGCTACCCTTCTAGTGATATAGCTCCGTATAATATTAACATTAACTTCATATAGCCTAAGAAGGTTAATATCCTTTATGGAACCCTCATCGTCATACTCAACAAACTGATCCTTCAGATTAGAATCAATATCATCTAATTTTTCAGCACATTGCTGAATGTTTATTTTACCCTGTGCATACTGAAGTAGAGGTACGCTAAATTTATTAATAGGCAGAGCATCCCATGCTAAGTCTACTGCCAAATACAGAGAGTGATTCTTGCACGAATGGTAAATACCTTCATGCACACGACTACGAACTAAGTCAGTTAGTCTCTCTTTGATGTGCCAATCTTTACTGCCTTCTTTACAGGTAAAGACTTCACGAAGCCTTACTTGGCTTGTCCCCGTCTCCCTCAGAATGTCTGGATGAACCATAGAAATCGAATATGTTAGGAATTGAATCCGTGATGTAGTCTGACATGTAAGTAGCCTCCAACACGGTTAGTAGCAACGCACAGGGGCCTGTTACGCTCCCCCTTAGGTAACACGCCTTGAATGCTGACATCGTGGTATTGAGCAAAGCTACGAGTTCCTTTTCCGATATCCTTAGATACCCGATCAGTCTGTGTACTCGATTTCTGTCCCATACCTTATTTACCCCACAATGCCTGTAATGATTTTGAATTATTAATGAAGCAGGCGAGTAATCATCACTCGTCTTCGTCCTCCTCATCTTCCTCGTACTCGTACTCTTCTTCTTCGTCTTCGTCTTCGGATTCATAATCTTCTTCATCTTCAAGTTCATCTCCACCAATGACATCAACTTCGTCCTCAACCATGTCTACGGTTGCAACGAATCTTTCGTCATCGACTTCGGAAACTGTAACCTCCAGCGTTATTTTAACTTTAGAACCTGCTGTAACACCCTCAAAAAGCTCAGCAACTTCGGAATCCTCTAGCGATAATTGAAGTAAATCTTGCATATTGTTACTTAATCTTTTGGGTTACAAAAGGTCAAGCATTTATTTCTATTATACTTGAGGTATTTGTGGAGACTTGCGGAAAAGTCGGTCGAACATCGTAATACATAATTGGATATGTAAGAGCATCGAAGGCATGGATGTAGTCTGAACGCTTAGGTTTTAGCTCTAAAGAAGGATCGTATTTATTATCTTTTTGCTTTTCGCATGATAAATTCCTCATGCTTTTTATTACTTCGGTGCATGGAGCAGATATTAGCAGTTCCTCTTGAACTAACTTAGCTATCAGTAAACGAACCCTACCTTCTACAGACCCACTAAACTTTGGTGCTGCCTTCATCCGAATTGGCTCCATATCGAAAACCTCACACTTTTCTTTAGATATCTCCTCAAAATCCTTAACGTCATAAGATCCTGTCTTTGCGCGATACTGATTGAACGCACTGTTATCTGAGATATGTACGAATTTTAGCTTTTTATCGACACGTTCGTTCCAGTATTTCATCTTTCGGTAAAGCAACGGGATGATTGTGGTATAAGGAATCTTCTTTCTGATAGTCACTAATTCATCAAATACCGTCCATATGCTTTTCTCCTTACCAATAATGCACTGCATAAACACCATAGCATTATTTACGGCACCAGGGTCATATCCAATTATAACAGGATAATTTGGGTTGGGAACAATTCCTTTTTTCGCATCTCCCACAACATGAAGGGTTTTGGAAAAGTACGGAGCGAATAAAGCATCGCCCGACGGTCTATCGATCCACTGCCCCTCGAGCATTCTTTTTGCTTCTATCGGATCGTTGGCAACAGCCTCCATAACACGATTGTAATAACCATCAGGTAAGTTCTTTTCATTCTCAGAGATTTTTACATGCACCACATGATAATCATGATTGTAATTACCATCTTCATCGTAAGGCATCTCGAAGAACCTTTTATAGACCCAATGTGTCCTACCTGCCGGGTTGCAAGCTGCTGTGTACTGCTGAACACCCTCGATTCCCTGCCTTCTGCCCAACTGTTGCACAATAGCTTCAAAGTAACTTGACGTGTCAAGATTCGTCAATTCGTCCACAAAAACATAGCTAGGCTCAAAACCTTTTATTCTATCAATCAGAATATTACCAAAGGGTGCTGACATTAAACTTATCCTAGACCATCCACCATACCTATTTTGCACATCGATATAAGGAGCCTTCTGCAAATCCATCTTTTCATCTGTGTGCTCTATCCCAAGACCTGCTTTCCATTCAGGCAGAATCTCCGTCTGTAACTTATGCCAGACACCGCCCTGGGTAGCCTGAGACTTGATACCAACAATAACTAAGCAAAGAGCATTGAAGTTTTCATATGCATGCCGAACTAGTTTGTGACCACCCAACACAAAAGTTTTACCTGATGCCCTCTCTCCGTAGGCTAAAACATACTTAGCAGTCGAATCAAATAACTCCTGTTGACTTCCTGACAGACTAGGTGACCAAGATTCTTCACTTGTAACCTCTTCCTCCTCTTCATCAAAAACCCCAAGGAAAGCCTTAGGGTCAATCTTCTTCAGCTTCGGCATTCTTCATCTCCTTCAGTGGTCTAAATCCAGGCTTCCTCTTGTCCTGTTTCTTATCCTTCTCACTCATTTTTATCATGAGGTCTAGCCCATGAAGTAGCCGATCATAAAATTTACCCTGCTGCTCGGTTGTCTGAAGAAAAAGCTTTGTCCTTAAAAGCTCTTCCTCAGGATCCAACATTCCACTTGAAATGTCATCTCGAAGCTTTTCCCCAACTTCGAATAAAGCCATATTCTGCCTAATGGCTATCTTCTGTGTAACCTCAAGGGCATTAGACATTAATCGCCCTACTCCACCCTTTAGGTTCTCAAAGACTTTTAATTTCTCCACATTCTGAGGGTTTTTAAGCATACCCTCAATGTCATTCATAAACACCTCTTTGCCATTATCCTTAAGTGCCCCGATGAAATGCTTATGGTCAGGCTCGGGTGGTGGGTCTTTTCTTGCCATTAATTCGACGTCACTTGGAGCATGACCTTGCTCACCAGCAGACATCCATAAGGCTTTTAGCTTAGGATGCCTCCTAACCTTCTCTCTGAGGTTATGCTCGGCAATACCTAGCTCTTCGGACGCAGTCTTGTAATTACCCTCATGCTTACGCATCAGAGTGGCAAGCTGATCAAAGCTATACTTGCGACGTCGCGGCATTCTTAAAAAAGTTCATTAACATTGGTTTATATCTATTCTTCCAGTCTGGACTAGATCGCAGATAGGCAAAGCTGCCATTAGTTGCCAATGCATATGCTTGGTTTCTTACCTTCCAATCGAATAAATCGAAATTGCACCCCAAGCAAAATTGCCTAGCCTCCCCAACTTCAACTTCGTCCCAGTCATACTGCTGACTAACCTCTTTTATTCTATTTATATCCATACCCGAATTAATGGCTATCTCCTCATCAGAAAGCACCCGAACAGCACTTGTTTTTCCATTGGAATTTAAAATTCTTTCTCGAGCTAATAAGCGAACAAATATCGGAGGGAACTCCTCGAATACTGCCCATCCTTTACGAATCTTTCTCATTTTCTTTAGCAATCATCTTTTTCATCAATTCATAAAAGGGCTTGAGCTTTCTTCTATGGCCTGATTTGTCGTTAAGCTTACCCATATCTCCAATACAACTCATTTTCCCACTATCAGCTTTAAATCCGACTAGCAGAAAAGATGAATAATACTCTTTCAACATTGGATCCACATGGCTCAATATGTCTTCATCCTTCATAACCCTTTTAACTATGAATCCAATACTTGGATAATACAAGTGTAAACATAAAAAATAGGTAACAAAATGCAAAGTATACTTAAACTACTAAGAATCAATAAGTTAGCAAAGATGCATGACACGCATGAGGTCGGCAGTTCGAATCTGCCATCTCCCACCACTACAGGTAACATATTGCCCGTTAACGGGTTAGGGTCTAAAATAACCCTATGTAATGCCTGTTCGCAGTATGAGTTAGCATGCAGTCAAAGGAACCTCAGACCTCAGTCTATAGTGACCATGAAACAACGCATCAGGTCTTATATCAAGTGGACAAAGTGTAAGTATGTCCACGAAGTGACACGCCAAGATGTGAAAAATTTTGCTGAATCCTTTACGGGAAGATGGTCTAGAGTCGGACACAGAAATGATGTTTGTGTCTTTCTGAATTGGTGTGGGCAGATGGGTTACATCGAGGAGGGTAAGTTTTACAAGGTGAAAATCTTAGATGTTTTACAAGATGAGAATCCGATTGATATATTGTCAGTTGAGCAGGCAACCAAACTCCTGAATGTTTTGCCTGATAGATTTAAAGCTCGAGCAGCCCTGCAACTATTCACAGGCGTAAGACCCTATGAATCCGTGAAAATCCAACGCTCAGATTTAGATTTTCAAGGTAAGACATTAACCATCCAGGGCAGGTACTCAAAGCTTAGAAGAATGCGGATGCTCCATAAATTACCTGATAATTTACTAGCGTGGCTTGAAAAATATCCATTGCCAGAAACTACCTATAATGCATTCAGGCTTGCTCGCAGAAGATACTTTGGGTCAATGGCCCATGATGCCATGAGGCACACGTTCTGCACCTATGCTTATTTCGAGATGGGAATGGAAAAAACCATGAGGTATACAGGTCACTCCAATTACAAAACCTTCCACAGGCATTACTGCGAATCTTCTGTAAATCCCGAAGAGTCAAAAAACTTTTTTAAAATAATGCCTAAACCCTAGATAAATACTAGGATTTAGCACGATGGCTAAAGGCAGTGTGCTTTAGCCATCGTTTGACATTTTCCCCGAGCAACACCAGGGGCTTTGCATCGGGAAAATATTTAA